TTCGGTGTGAATTGGTTTACTGAAGGCGTAAGTGAGAGACATTTCTTGATTAAATGGGGTTAAAATCTTTATCCAAGTTAATAATAGTAAATGCCTTGTCAACTCTGTAAAAAGAAATGTGGTGTCCCTATCGATTGTAAATATTGTGGTGGTAGCTTTTGTCCGAGTTGTCTTAATCTGACAAAGCATGATTGTCAAGGTGCAGATATCAAGAAGATGAAACAACGTAAAGAACTCAAGGATAAACTAGCATATGAACCACCATCGAAATGCTTAAAGATTTGATGGGTTAGTAGAGTAGAGTGGGAGACTCTATGATGCTGAGATGTCCGAGTGGTCTAAGGAGGACGACTTAAGATCGTCTGTGCTATGCACGCGCGGGTTCGAACCCCGCTCTCAGCATATCGCACTCATAGCTCAGTGGTAGAGCGCAAGCTTAGTAAGCTTGAGGTCAGGGGTTCGAAACCCTTTGGGTGTAAATCTATTAAAAAGAATATTGTCTAATCACAAAATGAATAACGACCGTCGTGCTGTCGTTATTCATGATGTGGCGTCATTACTGTTTCTCGCACCATTCTCAGCATTATGTGTGGCTGATGTATTTTTTAGTTATAAAGTGTACCCGATGTTTCTAACACATGCTCTCACTACGTACATGTCGTATGATCTCATGTGGATAATTCTTCAGCCGAAAGTTATACACACTCTTAGAAATTTAATCATACTTCATCATTTAGTGTGTCTTCTAGCTCTTCTTAGACCTCTTATGCACCCCGAGGAGGCTTTTATACTTAGTTTCGCAGGTCTAGTTGAAATTGATACATCTTTATTAACCATTCGAAGACTTACCCCTAGGGATAGTTATTTGTACCCAACGATAGACCAGATGTATCACGCATCTAATGTAATCATTCGAGCTGGTTATGAAACCTGTATGACGTTGTTACTATGGGTATTATATGCACGTGAGAGTATGTATACGAAATTACACGTTCTTGGATGTCAGTATTTCATAAACATATTTAGTTGTGGAATTTGTGCACTCACTTTTTCGAAGAGGAACCCCGCTTTGAAAGAAGTTTAGGTATTATTATACTTTAAGATTTAAATCTATGATACAAGTAGTATGCAAATATTCGTGAAAACACTTACTGGAAAAACTATCACACTTGAGGTTGAATCCTCTGACACTATCGATAACATCAAGGCTAAGATTCAAGATAAGGAAGGAATCCCTCCCGACCAGCAGCGACTTATCTTCGCTGGAAAGCAGCTTGAGGATGGACGCACCCTAGCTGATTATAATATCCAAAAGGAGTCTACTCTGCACCTAGTTCTGCGACTTCGTGGAGGGGCAAAGGAAAAAGAGGAGGAAAAGCCCAAGCGTAAACCTAATGCATACATGAACTTTGTCAAGAAGATACGACCCGAGGTTGTGAAAGAGAACCCAGATCTCAGTTTCACCGACATTGGTAAGAGGTTGGGTGAGATGTGGAGAGCCCTTTCAGACGACGAAAAAAAGAAGTTTGTGAAGTAAAAAACTTAAAGTGTACATATGAATAATAAACAATGGAATTTATTTATGAATGTGAAAACTTTCTTCCTCCCGATATTTGTAAACAATTAATTAATAAGTTTGAAACTAGTGAAGAACAACAAAAAATTGTTGGACAAGTAGGAGAAGGAAGGGTAAACATAAATATGAAAAAAAGTGTAGATTTAATACTTTCTGGTACCGAATGTGATATAATTCGTAATTTTTTGAGAAATGCATACAAATATTATCATACTAAAATGTGTTTCGCGATGTCGCCGCCGTGCATGCCGAGGCTGGTTAATATATCGGGCCCAGTTATACAGAAAACAGAGGTTGGTGGATTCTATAACTGGCACACTGATAATGATAAAGACAATAATAGAATATGTGCTATAATTATTTACTTGAATGACGTTGAAGAATCTCAAGGTGGAACAACAGATTTTAAATTTCCTGATCGTATCGAAAGTATACAACCGAAAACTGGAAAATTACTAATGTTTCCTTCACATTGTACTTATTTACATCGTGGATCTATACTTAAAAAGGGTAATAAATATATTATAACTTCTTTTGTATTATATCACAAGAATGACAAACTTACTTGAATACATGAAGATATTTTAGATGAATATAAATTAAAATTTGTTATGAGATAGACTTAAGGATTTGAGTTATAATAAAAATAGATGCCTCTCGGAGTCAAAAAGCTTTCATTTGATGCTCGTTTGCCTACTCGTGGTTCTGATGGTGCTGTGGGATATGATTTATATAGCTCCGAAGATGCGACTGTACCGTGTCAAGCGGGGCGAGCTTTAGTCGGGACTGGTATTGCTCTCTCCATACCTGATGGTTTATATGGTCGGGTAGCCCCTCGTTCTGGTCTAGCTGTGAAGCACTGCATCAATGTTGGTGCGGGTGTTATTGATCCCGATTATACCTGTGAAGTCAAGGTCGTCCTATTTAATCATGGCACGGAAGACTTTGAAATCAAGAAGGGTGATCGTATCGCTCAACTTATTTTGGAAAGGTGTGATACACCTATGATCAAGGAAATTGGTCTACTCGATGAGACACTCAGGGGTGATGGGGGTTTTGGATCTACAGGTCAATAAGGTCATATTTACAGTACCATAGGTCTTCTGGTCTAGGCATAAAAAGAATACCATGACTCATGACCATAGATAATTTTGCTTTGTTTACATTCGGGTAAGACCATAGTATCCACCTCTCCCAATATTCAGCCCGGAAGAAATCTTCCCAATCTTCTTTAGAACTTTCTCTGATTTTCAACATTTCTTTCTGTATCTCATACGGGTTTGTCTCTATTCGCAGCTCCTTAGGAATGATAGCACCTTTCCTAAGAAGTTGTGCGCGCATAAGTCTTGGATTACCATGATCTGGGTAGTGCTGAAAACCCTTCTCACCAAAATCAATACTTCGTTTATTTGGTAAGGTGACCCTATATTTATGTGTAATTGAAGGACTGGGTTGTAGGACGACGTGCATATTAATTAAAGGGTAGAATAAATATAAAAGTATGGGACGCGATATAATCGATGTATACGATAGATCTATATTTGAGATGAGAAACGTTTTTACCACTGAAGAGTGTAAAATGTTTATAGATTATCATGAACAAAGTCCTGAAAAATTACCAGGTAAACTGGGAATGTCCAGTATTAACAGGACTTTTAAGTCGGTTGTTGGTGCTTCTTTTGGTGCAGATAAAATCAAACAAACAACAGATGTAGGCATGACAGGTAAACATACACATGAAAGATATTTGATAGACATGTTTAGATGTAGAATACATGAAGTTTATATGGAATACAAGAAACATTTAAATGATATTAATAAAGATGATCGTTCAAATACACTATACTTTGGAGAACTATCAAATCCGCAAATACAAAGGACATCTAAAGGTGATTTTTTTAACTGGCATAACGACTATCGAAAAAATCGAACAATTGCAATAATCATATATTTAAATGACATAGACGAAGAAAATGGTGGTTCAACTGAGTTCAACTCCGGTAGAAAAGTACAACCCGAAACTGGTAAAGTTTTGGTGTTTCCGACAACTTATTTACATTTACATCGAGGTAATACCATTTTGAATGGACCCCCTAAATATATAATATCAGCCTTTGTAGAAACTTATGACCCCATAACTCCAATAAAGGTGGGTGCGCAACTACGAGGATATCGAAGTGCATGTGGAACACGGATTGATTTTCCTTTTAGATTTGTTTGAAATGATATTATAAATGTAATCGAGGGAGATTACCATTACCACCAATTGTACCTTTAAACCAAGTATTAAATGCTAAAGATATACGCGTCCCAGAACATATGTTTGGTCTAGGTTTTACCATGTGTTGTAAGGTAGACGGAAACATAATGAGTGTATTAACCATTGCTGGTATAGTCCACTCGGATGAGCCCCACATTGTTGTATTATTACCAAATTTTAAATTACCAAATAAAGTAGTATTTGGGTTCTCGAATGTAATTGTATCTCCTTTATGTGTATCTATATACAATACAGCCGATACTATACTATTTTGGTGATAATGAGCGGGATGGTATTCACCATTTTTATTTACATTTATCCAAGAGTTGGTAATATATAATTTTACATCTTTACCAGGATTAATAATTTCTTTAAAATATTGATTAACGGAATCTGTCAACACTTGTTTTATATCACTGAATTCGTCATTATCGAGTATGTATACATTCGAACTTACCGCCGCACCACCATTGTTTATTACAGTTTCCAACTTTTTGATTTTAATAAATTCTAAAAATTTTTTACTTGCTGCTTTGTCCATCTCCAAAAATCCAAGTGGTTTAGGAAAAAGTGGTTCTATATGCATAGTCTGTTTGACAACTTGGTCGGTTTTGACCTTGTTCTCATCATCTTTGATTACAAATGGTAGCATTGAATTATAAGTAATTTTATTTTTTAAGTGTTAGTAATAATTCTAGAAATTTGACTAATTGTGGGTACAGAAACACCAATCTTCTCTTGCATGACTCTCTTGTTCAGTTCAGGTTTAACACTTGAATGTAATAATCCTGCTGCGATACTTTTTGCGTGCCTGGACATGAGCGCGGGGGGAATATTGTTGATAAATTTCGAGAAACGCCCCCGAGGGACGCACCCTCCGTCACGAATATCAAGCTTGATGCCCATCCATATGATGTATTTCCAAATATTTTGTTGATAAGGTGTCGACTTTTTCGCGCCGGTCGCAGGAAATAAAATAGTGTTATCCGGCGTGATATAAAAGGGACGTTTTTTCGTCAAGTCATTACGAAATGATTTTTTTGAAGTCGTTTCAAGTTTAGCAACTTTTTTTTTCAGTTTTCTACACTTCTTTTTCAACTTTTGATTCTGCAATACAAGTTCGGTGACACCAGATTTCACCTTGCGAACAGAATCAAGAGTTGGAGTTTTCGTTTTCACCATGTTGGATGTTTTGAAGATACTTTTTCAATATTTACATACGACTTAGGTTTGGTTTAGTTACCGAACGCGACACCGGCCATACCATCCTTGATACGAAGGATGTTATAGTTGACCGCGTAGACCCGATGAAGAGCGTTACCACCCGATGGGTTGGTCAGGCTGAGTTTGGCGTTGTCAATGCGACTGAAATTTAGTGTTCCTGTGGGCTGCATCTTACTGAGGTTGATGCAGAATGGCCATGTGTAAGTGGGTAAATCCTCGAGAACATCGTCGGGAAGATCTGTGCTGTGCATTTCTGGTACGACTGTGTGGTGGTACATAGCCGAAGTTTCTTCGAATAGAGCTGTACCGTTGATGTAAAGGGTAGCCTTGTCGAAAGTGAAGGCTGTGTCCCAATCGGCACCCGCGGTGGTGTTACCAGAGACAAGGTGGAGAGACTTGACGGGGTGGTTGAAATAACTGATATCAATATCAGTATCCTCCTTGGCAGCGAGTTGGTGCTGGGTTTGGGTGATTAGAATCTCATGCTGAGTATCAGTGAAGTACTTACGCTCATCTGTGTCTAAATACACATAGTTACCCCAAATCTTGGGACTACCGACGGGTGTGTAACCGTCCCTGCACTTAATGCGTATCTCTACATCATGATATTGTAAAGCAACGAGTGGAAGGCACTTAGTGTAATCTTCACCAAAGAAGAAAGGAATAATGAAGTGATCACCACCATGGTTAGACTTCAGGGTGGCAGTCGAAGCGCACATTGAAGACTTGGCTTGACTGTCACGCATGAGGGGATTGTGTACACCTTGGATAAAGAGTGAATCAATCTGGCAAACCTTCTGACCACCTATCCAGAGCTGGAATTCCGTAGGGTTAGACGCAGTAGAAGAGAAAAGGCCGTCTGGGTTGTCTTGTACGTTAGAAACGAGCGAATCTTCAATCCAGATGTAGCTCATGAGGTCACCCTTAGAGCGGATGGGAATAGTAATTTCATTGTTCGCACCAAATGTACCAATGTAATCCATGCGCTCTGGCTTCATAGCGAAGTTGGCATGACGCTTGTAATTTTGACGGAAAAAGCTGACCTGAGGATCACCCGTGATGAAAACATCCTGGGCACCCACCGAAACGAGTTCGATCAAAGCAGCAGACATTTATTAATAAATGATATTAAAATTTTGGCTCATAGTATACATATGGTAGTATTCCAAGCGTTGACATGGGAGGCACGGGATGTTGAAGGTGAACATCAAATCAGTATTTTTGGTAAGACTGAAGATGGTAAATCGGTCTGTGTAACAACAACATTCGATCCATACTTTTTTGTGAAACTCCCAAGGGGTACAACAGACCAGGATGTCAGTCGTCTTTACAACGACATATGCAGATTAAAACGAGACCATGTAACTAGTTATAGTTTGACGAAACAGAAGGACGTCTGGGGATTTCAAAATAATGAAGAGTTTCATTTTATGCATCTCAATTTCAAATCACTGGAGCATAGACGAAAAGTTAATTCAATTTTCATGTATAACAATGAGTTCAAACAATATCATGTCTATGAATCAAATATCGACCCTGTCCTGAGACTCATGCATAGAACCGGAATCCAATCCACAGGTTGGTTGGATACTGGTGATACATGTGTTCGTTCTCACTTGGCTAAAACTGATATTGATTTATGGTGTAATGACTGGTCAACACTTAAACCAGTCGAACGAGATGATATTGCCCCATTTATCGTTGCCTCGTTTGATATTGAGTGTAATAGTTCTACTGGGAAATTTCCAGATCCAAACGTCCCTGACGATGCCTGCTTTCAAATCGCAGTCTCCTTATGTAAGTTTGGTAGTGATGAACCATACGAGAAAGTGTGTTTATGCTACAAAAAGACTGACGGACCTGATGTCATTAGTTTTGATACTGAAAAGGAAATGCTTTTAGCGTTTAAAAAATATATGAACGAAAAAGATATTGACATTCTCACTGGGTGGAATATTTTTGGATTTGATTTAGAGTACATTTACAAACGTGCTGCTATGGTTGGATGTGGGATTGATTTTTATCAGCTTGGTAAACTCA